CTATGAAGTAATTTTTTTAAGGTCATCAATTGCCTTTTTCCCATTCATTCTACCAAAAGTAATCATATCAATAGTCTCACACTTTATTCCTATTGGCTCTACTAAAGCTTTTATTCTATTAGTATGAAATCTAGCTTGTGGTGCTACCCAAATAAGGTTAACCAGCTCTTTAAATTTTAAATCTTCAATAAAACGATTATCAACTTTTTCAGCCCCACCATATCCTAAAATAATATTATAATCTTTTAACTTACCAGCTTCAAATTCCTTAATCACATCATGTATATCTCCAAAATATATCTTATCCTCTTCTCCTTGTGCATCCTTAACTTTTTGACAAAATATACTTGATGTCATACCACCTGCACAGCATACGTAAACTACCATAATATCACTCCATTTTTATAAATTTTCAAATTATTCTTATAATTCATTATACCTCATTATAAGGTTTACGTTGTAATATTTTTCTTAAAGTAACATAATTTATTTCTTTATTATAAATTTAATAGCTTTCTCCATGTATTTACTCCAACTATTCCATCTTGGATTAAACCTTTACCCTTTTGATAAGCTACTACTGCCTTCCTTGTATTTTCCCCGAAAATACCATCTATGCTTAAAGAATATCCATATCTATTAAGAAGCATTTGTAAACACTTTGTAATACCACCTTTCGCCCCTACTTTTAAGAAAGGACAATGACTTAAGGTTTCATCGCCCGCAATACCGTCAACAGCAATTTTCCCAAAGCCTTGTAGATTTATTTGATTTTGTAATTCTCTTATTACTAGATCATTAGATAAATTAGGTAGCTTATTTAATTTGGCAAATGTTGCCTGTCCCGCTAGCCCATCTGCTACTAATCCATTATCCCTTTGAAATTTAAGCAATGAATTTAATGTTTCTTGACCAAATACTCCATCAGCACCATATCCCCCACAATCATACCCATTTGCAATTAATTTTTCTTGAAGATCTTTACATTTTGATCCTATATATCTTCTACCTTTATCAACTAGGGATTCTGGAGTAGTTACTCCCCCTGCATCTACTCTATCATCAATTGCAAAAATACCATCATAAAAATTATCTAAATCACAATATCCATTTATTCCATCTACTCGTCCTGTATCAGTATACTGATGTCCAACATGACTTATACCCCAAACATTATTCTTCATTGGAGTACTAACCCCATAATGTGCAACCCATAAAGGGTATTTAGATAACCTACTGTCCAGGTTATCATTTATGAAATAAGGGGATGCATATATTACTACCGGTATATTACTTAATTCCTCAAATCTTTTTATAAATCTTAATGCATACTCCATTACGTCAAATCCACTTACTTCTATATCTAAACAAGCTCTTAAATTACTTACCTTATTATTTATCTCATTAAAAAAGTTTTCTCCTTGGGTCTCAGGTTTACTAGTACCTACCAAATAATGATAAAATCCTACTTTCAAGCCAACTGATTTTGCTTTATTATAGTTTATTTCCAGATATGGATCCTGATAGGTTGTCCCCTCTGTGGCCTTAATATATACTAATTCGATACCACTATCCTTAACTTTTTTAAAATCAATATTATTATTATGATTTGATATATCTATACCTTTCATACCAATCTCCTTTTTGTTCAATTTTTTAATCGCCTTTAATTTTTATCTATTCTTTATATAAATATGCATTTTATTTATTATGGTCATAATTAATAATTGTATTTATTAAATACTTCCTGTACTATTAAGTTTATAATAAAATAAAAAGGCGGTGTCATTATGTCAGTATATATAGTAAATTATTTTTTAAAAGAAGAAGCACACGAACACGATGAAAATTGCGGATGTGAAGACCATGAACACGAACATACTGAAGATTGTGGTTGTGAAGAACATGATCACGAACATGAACATGAACACGGTCGTGATGATTCTAGATTAATTGGAGAAATTCGTTCTCTAGGTGCTTGGGCTCACTTTATGCCAGAGAGCTTTCTTTTACATAGCTCATTCTCTTGCGGAGAAATCCTTGAAAAGCTTAGGGTTTTTGTAAATGCTGATGATCTTTTATTTGTAACTAAAATCAATTCTGAAACTACCGAGAGTTTAACTCCACAGGTTAAAGAATGGATCTTTAGCAAAGAAAATATTTAATTTTTAATCATTAAAAGGTGTTCAAATTTTGAACACCTTTTTTTTATTTTGTACTATACTTACTATTATAGCTATGATATGGGTATAATAAATATAGCCACTTATGAAGGAGTGATAACAATGGATATCTTTACATCCTTTATTTCCGGACCTATTTTTATAGGAATTGTACTTATTTATTCTTTTTGTGTTACAGTTTATTTTATACTTAAGAAAAATAAAACAAGTTTAAATAATGTAGAAGGAACCTTTACTATCAAAGTTCCTGCTTCTTTAATTTTTACTTCTATTATTATATGTATAATTGCTTTAAGCACTATTTTTATCAGCAAAAATTTTATTTCTTCTATTTATTTTTTACTTCCTGTGATTTTTCTTTTACTTTTAATAAGAAAAAGTAGCAAGTTAATATTAAGAAAAGAAAACCTTGAAGCTGCTAAGTTAAAGTGTTATTACAAGTCTATAAACCATATAAATTTAAAGCCAAATTCTAATCCTGAAAAGTACAACTTAAATATAACTATAAAAAATAAAACTTTTACCATTATAATAAAAGCTAATGACAAAGATAAAATAAAGGAAATTTTAGACTCAAAACCAATTATAAATAGATTAAAATAGGATGTGTAATTAGGTGGAACTATGTATTATATAATATATGATTTAGAATTTAATCAAAAATTTGGTGCTACAGAAGAAAACTCTAGGAATAATCCTACTATGCCCTTTGAGATTATTCAAATTGGGGCATTAAAACTTTCTGAAAAATTCGAAACAGTTTCTACATTTAATGTTCTAATTAAACCCACTGTTTATACTACCATTCATCCTTACGTGGAACATTTAACTAAAATAAATATAGACACGGTTAGTTCTTGTAAAGATTTTGTAAATGTTTATGAGGACTTTTTAGAGTTTATTGGTGAGGATGAAATTGTATTTTGTGTTTGGGGAATAGTTGATATTAAGGAACTTCAAAGAAACTTGAGGTTTTATGGTTTATCATTTGGGTCAAAACCTATACACTATATTGATATTCAAAAGTATGCCTCTATATATCTTCATGCCCCAAAAGGGACAAAGATTAGTTTGCAAAATGCTATAAATCTTTTAAATATAAAAACTAATGGTGAATTTCATGATGCTTATAATGATGCCTATTATACCTCAGAAGCATTTAAGAAAATAGATGATAATACTATTATCCCTACTGTATATGTCTTAACTACTCCTACAAGAGTCAAACAACCTAAAAAAGAAATTGATTTAATTGCCTTAATTAATCAATTTGAAAAAATGTATAACAGAGAGATGTCTCCTGAGGAGGAGACTATTATAAAGCTTGCATATGTCATGGGGAAAACAAAACAATTTATAAAGAAACCTTAGTCATATTTCTTCATAAATTCAATTAAAGCCTGGGATGTTAAATCTTTCAAAGTAATACATGGGTATTTCCTTGAGAACTTCTTGAAATCTTGCCAAACTATATCATTTATCCTAGTAGTAACTTTAAATTCCTTATTGTTGCTAGGTGGTAGATGAATTCTTAATCTCTTCTCAATGTTTCCCACCTTATTAGGCGTATTATTAAAGTAATCTAACACTTTAAATATTTCTTTTTTTCTATTAACTAATTCTAATAATTCATTTGATTTTATATTTTCATTACATGTAATTAATTCGTTATTATCTTTTTCTTCAGATATTATTTCTTTATTCTGAATGTCCATGATATCTATATTCTCTTCTTCTCTGAATATCTTTATTAAATTACCATTTGTATCTACTATATTTGCTGTATTAGGAAGACGTTTATAATTGCGTCTAGCTAATCTTTTTACAATCACTCGTTCATTAACAAAAAAGTCATTTTTTTCTATATCCTTCATTTCTCTACCTTGTAATAACTCAACATTTACATAAGTAATAAATTCAAGTATATCTTCATCTAATAAATTTATATCTAACATATAATCACCTCATACATATTATACCACATATGTAATATATGGTATAATATATTGAAGTTTTTGTTATTTACTCTAGCAAAGCTTCTGCTCAAATATTCCATCCAAGTTAATCTTACTAACCCGCTTCTTTATTTCTTCCATATCCATTGTATAAAGTCCAAGTTCCTGCATTCTCTTAAAATACCCAGCACCGGCAAAGGTATATCTATCTTTTCTACCTTCTCTTGTTTTAACCTTCTCACTTTCATAAGCAATTATATCTCCTATAGCAATAGAATTAGGCAATATAAGGAGTGTCATTCCCATAGCAAGCCTTACAGCATTATGCCCGGAAAGAGCTCCTGTACATATTGCCTCTGTATGTCCAACAAATAAGCCACTTTTTTCTCCAGCACACAAGAGATTATCTACTCCAACTACTTTCATATCATTAGTCCTAGGAGCAACCGAGAGATATCTTATAGAATTTCCTTTGCTTCCTGCATAGGGATCAATATATTTCGCATGTTCTAAGCCTTTAATTTTTCTAAGCTTATTTAATGGATAATAGGTAGTCATTAATTTTGCATGTGCAGTATGTTCAATAATGCAACATTTTTAAAAGTATTTAATAGTTACTCGTATAATATATATTCATTATTATTTGATGATATTAAGTGTTACTCTATAGCCGATAAAATAATAAGACTCCGTTCCCTAAAAGGTATGAATCAAAGAAAATTTGCCAAAATAATTAATAAAGGTTTTACAAGTGTCTACAATTGGGAAGCAGGAAATATAAACCCTAGTATAGACTCTTTAAATTTAATACTTAATCTCTTCAATTTACCTGAAAATTATTTTGACCTTTAACTAAAAACAGACCAGGATTAAATCACTCCTGGTCTTGTATATATTAAATTTTCTCTATCTTATCAACTAATATTGTAGGCATGCCATTAATCTTTTGGTCAAATATTATTCCGTAAACCCTAACATTATCCTTTTGATTTATATCAATATCTGCATCTCTTATTGAATATCCTTCTACTCCATACATCCCAAATCCGTTACTCTCTTTCTGAGACACTATAAGATTAGGACTTTTGGCAAATATTTTACCTTCTAAATCTATAGATGAGGCTTCTCCTTCAATATAAACTTTAGTTCCAACCATCTTGAAATATTCTTGTTCTGGTAAATTAAATTTAACAAAATCCGCCTTTTCATATTCATTTTTATTTATCTCTTTTACTTCTACTTTTGTCTCTTCTACTTTAGTAGTCTTTTCTGCTTTATTATTCGAACCACACCCAACTAGAGCTAGTACCATAAGTCCAGTTAATAAAATACTTAGTATTCTTTTCATTGCTTCATCCCCCTATTTACCTTATAACTTATATTTTATATCACTCGTGCACTTTGTCAATAAATTCTATTTTCAAAGAAAAAGGCAGCATAGGACTCAATCCTACACTACCCTACGAATAAATTTATTAATTATCATTGCCTTATTTTTGGATCTGTAAAGATTTCAATTTTAAATATTGCCCAACTGCTACAGTTATATAAGTATCTGCTTGTACATTATCATTGGTAACTATAGATCCTAATTGATGTGTACTGTCCGTAGCAACTTCAAGATAACCCATAGAACCATTTAATGATACTTTATATTCCCCAGCAGGTATATCTTTTCCAACCTTGTACATCCCATCTTTATAAAGCCCATTTGCTGGAACTATAGAAGGAGCTTTATCTACAGGGTAAGCTTCACCACCCTGTAATTTGAAATATTCTCCATCATGTATTGTAACGTATGTAGATCCCTGTACATTGTCATTAAATACAATGCTTTCTAGTGTGCCTTTGCTATCTGTAGAACTTTCTACATAACAAGTACTCTTTGCAATAACTAAATATTCTCCAGCAGATAAATCTGTACCTACTTTATACGTTCCGGCTTTAATTTTACTATTCTCTTTTTCCTTTGCAGCCTTTTCCTCAGCAGCCTTAGTTGCCGCTTTAGCATCTGCCTCTTCTTTTGCTTTTTGTGCTTCTGCAGCCTTAGTAGCTTCTGCTGCTTTTTCTTCTGTAGTCTTCTCTTTTGGCTGTTCTTCTACTGCGTCTTCCACTTGAGCTGTTGTAGATTTATCTTCTGTCTTTTTAACTTTAGGCATTGTAACCGCAATTAAAGCAAATGTAATAATTAATCCTATACCATAATATTTTAATACATTTTTTCTATTTCTTTTTTCTAAATCTCCCCATCTTATTACTATATTTGGTTTTATAATACCTATCACCAAACAAACTAGGCATATTAAAAATAATATTATCATTAAATTACTCATTATTAATCCCCCTTTTTTCTTGATATTGTAATTGTATAATATTTCTACATTTTGAACAAGTTTTCTACAAAATAAAAAAAAGGCAGCATAGGCACTTAATCCTACACTACCTCTGATAATTTTATACTATCTTAATTTCTATAGCCTCTACTCTCTTGGATTCCCCTACAGTGCCAGCTATTGCTCCATCTTGTTTCCAATCTGTCCAACCTACATCTTGAATGTGTACCCTATAAGCTACATGATTCTCTGTACCTACTAATGAAATCTTTATTGCCTCTAATCTAAATGACTTACCTAAAGTTCCTCCAATCTCTCCACCGTTTCTAGCAGATTGCCAACCTACATTTTGAATATGGCATTGGAACTCTAAATGTCCTTCTCCATTATAATCAATTGCTATACCTTCTAATCTTAATGACTTTCCTGTAGTTCCTGCAGTTTGTCCATTTGACTTTGTTTCTTGCCAACCTATATTTTGTACATGAGTTGAATATGTTACATTAGGCTTTGGAGTAACGACTGCAATTTCTCCGTTTTTAATTTTATCTAAAGGAAAATATCTACCAGGACAAGCGCTTGATCCAACTTCTCTATGCCCAAATACCCCTAAAGAACCATGTTTACTAACTAGGTAAGCTTTTAATTCACACCACGCACTAAATTGGACTGTCGGCATTTCTGTTCTAGCATCATAATTACCTTCAAATGCTATGCCTAATGTGTCTTGATTGACCCCTTTGCAATGTGCTCCTACTGCATAGTCTGGTCTACCTTTATATATTGTCCCATATAGTCTAATATAATAGTGATATCCTATTCCAGCAAACATAAATTGGGCCTCTGTCTGATGCATATTGTGTATTTTTTCTACTGTCCAGTTTGATCCTTCTGCTTCTAGATGGTGAACAACAAGTTTATTTGGGTTGTTACCATTGTCCATATTTCCAAAGACTAAATTTTTATCAATTATATTCATTTTTATATCACCTATCCTTTTTAATATTTTCTCAAAATTAAAGAGCAGCCATTGGCTACTCATCTTTTCCTATTTGTTTTGCTGTTTGATTAATTCCTACTGCTACGCCCCAGCATAGTATGCCTTGCAATATTGCATTTACTGTAGCCTCTAGCATAGTCTTATATTGCCCATTTATAATACATAGCAATATTGCAAAAGTAATACTAAATATTAGTAACAACAAAGTAATATACTTATCAGGGACATATTCCATTTTCTTAAATGCAATACCGAGCACATAAGTTACAACCACCAATATTAATAAATATTCTGGGATAAATTTTAATAAGTTTGTAAGTTCCATTTTTACATCTCTCCTCTTTATTTAAAATATAAAGCCACTACTCCAGCAATAATAGCTGCAGCAACAGTCTTAATTAGCCATGATTGATTATCTTCTAGTTTCTTAAGTCTATTGAATAGATCCTTGTTATTAACCTCTAGTAAAGTTTCTATTCTCACTAATCTTTCTTTTATTTCTTGTACATTTTCTCTTTCATCTTGCATATGCCCCAACTCCCCTTAATTTTTTACAAAATAAAAGAACCTACTATAATATTTAGTAAGTTCTTACGCCACTGTTACTGTCTCTAACAACTCAGTGTATTGTTCTTCTGTGATTTGGTTAAAAGCAAAAAATACATTAAGTTTATTAGTCATATCCTCTTTAGTAAATCTGCTTTTAGCAATTAAATTTTTTAATAAATTATATAACATTTTACATTCCCCCTATTAAATTATTATAAGTTAAATCTACAATCATTAATTGCAGATTAATTACCTCTTCTTGTAATATTTCTATTTCTGACTTAGGCTCTTCTACTGGAATTAACCTTGGAACATGATTTTCTACAATAGCCCTTAATATATCTTCTTTAGTAACATCTTGGAGGATTAAAGTTACACTTTTCTCATCACCTAACAAATATTCACAAGTTATATCCATAGCCTTTTGTGCCACTATTTCATCCATTAATTGTTCTAAATAATAATTATCTTTTTTTATATTTATAGTTTTCATATTATACCTCCAATTCTAGATTAAGACATTTTAATCGCCACAATTGAACCATTGGCTGAAAAGGTACCTGCTGTAGCGCCAGTTTGTTGAACGGTCATGCTTAACTTATCCCCTGGCACCGCATTAACAAAAGTTATTAAGGTATGATAATTAGTACCAGTGGACATTACATCTCCTTGTTTATCCACCCATACCATCGTTCCATTTCTATATACATATAGAATTGAGGCTTTACCAGTTGGTACCCCGACTACCCCACGGGCAATGATCATATAATAACCCTGGTCATTAATGATTAATGAATTTCCAGATAGGCTAGTGTGGGGGCGTCCTAATGCCCCAGTAGTATTCAACATTATAGTAGTATTAACTCCTGCCGGTAATGCTTGAGCACTTGAATTTGTACAAGACCCATATTCCATTACGTCGTATGCCCCCTCTATAATTCTACCGCCTAACTCTAATTTCGCAGGTGCATCACCCTCAGGCTTAGTATAAACGCTAGTTGGTATTACTATTTCTCCTCCAGTATCGGCAACGCAAACGACATCATTATTATGACCTCTATTGCCAGGTCCTAAAATTATTTTACCACCTAATGTTGCATAAAAGGCTTTAGTTTTATGTGTTATTTCAGAGTTAGTAATATATATTACGGCCCCTGTACTACAATACACCCCAACTGATTCCCCGCGGGGTTCCTCCGATTTACAGTCATCAATACTTAAATACCCCGGTCGAACCTTAGCAAAAGAATATTGCAACGTGTTTGGTGCACTAAATGTCGAAATACCAGATATACTAACCCTGGCATTACTACTGTCAAAGAAAGAATTAATTATAACATCGGCTAAGCCCTCTCCGATTATTTTAATCTCTCCTCCACCAAAATGCCCCTCTAATACAACATCTTCTGAATAATTACCAACTCCAACATTAACAACAACATCATGATTAACTGCTGATGGGATGGTCTTAAGAGCCTGATTAATAGTTTTAAAAGGACTTGATGGAGATAAACCATCGTTGGTGTCTAACCCAGTTTGAGCCACGTAATAACTAATCTCATATCTAGTCTCAAGGTTGGCTCCTGACGCCATTTTGACTTGATTTGATAATGTCTCGAACATCATTTGATCATATGTTCCCGTAGCATTTTTGACTTGGTATTTAGCATTTTTTTGTGTCATAATATCACTCCTTTATATTTGAATCCAAACTGCACCAGTCGTCTGGGTAGGTGGAATTGATTGGATCACTATTGGTGTTCCATCACCTGCTACTCCTTGAACACCTTGTATCCCTTGTAATCCAGTTGATCCTTGTATCCCCTGAGCACCAGTATCCCCCTTATCCCCTTGAATTCCTTGAGCACCAGTATCTCCTTTCACTCCTTGAATACCTTGAACTCCTTTAAGTCCTTCTATTCCTTGAGCGCCAATTACACCTTGTGTTCCAGTAGCACCTTGATCTCCTTTTAATCCTTGTACACCCTGAATACCTTGAGGTCCCCTTATACTTTGTCCTAAAGGAGTTTTCAAATAACTAGTAAGTTCCCATCTGATAACCCCATCAACTATTGTCGGGTACCATATTTGCTGGCTTGTCCCTGCTTCTGATGGAGTACTAGATATATCGGTATTCATTTGCTCTATCACAGTATTACCTATATTTCCAACTACTATTTCTACAACTCTGGAGCCTTCGTATATCTCTCTAACTTCTGTTATCCTTAGATTCTGACTTTCAAGATTACTTTTAACAGTTACTAAATCTCCCAGATCCCAATCTCTTTCATATAGAAGATTCTGATCTAAGATAGTAGACTCGGTATTATTTACATAATCATAAGCACTTAGTTTACTTAATGCCCTATCCTTTAAATTTTCACTTGCTGATATATCTCTTGCATCTATAAATATTTCTCTTCTATCTAAACCTGCAGCATCTTTCTTTTTTACTTCTTGGACTTCTCTTCCTACACCTTCACCTTGCCCTCCCACATAGCCAATATTCTTATAACTAATTGAACTGCTAGTATGGGTAGTATTTGAGATATTACTATACTCACTAGAAAAAATAACTCTTGAATTAACCGATTGAGCTGCAATTCTGTTAATACCAGTTTCTACTTCAAATATGAGTTTTTTTGCTTTTGGTTCTAAATATAAAAACCAACCTACTTCTCCTACTCTAGCAATACTTTCAATTTCAGAAGTTAGATTTTTAAACCGGCTTTGCCAATTAACACTTAACCCTCTATTTTTATTTACTGCTATTGATAAATAAGGAATTTTTCTTGATGCATTTATTGGATTAATACAATGTTTATCCACATAATATTTTATAGCACTTTCTGCATTTCCTTTAAATTCATCATAAGCTAACCCTGCAGGAGGTAATGTTATTCTTCTCTCAATGATACTTTTTATGTCTCTGCCCTTGACTGTAATAAGATATTTATCCTCGTCTATTGTTATATCCTCAATAATCATAGATTTGTATTTATTGAGGTATATATAATTCCCATCTTTTAAAATATCAATGTATTTAATAGGAACCACAAGTTGAAATTCCTTAGCTTGAAAAAAGCTTCGAACAAAATAAAAAGAGATATAGTCTTCTATATCTCCCAAAAAGGTGAACTCATTATCAAATATTTTTAAATTTGTATCCATATATCACCAGCAGTATCCCCTACCGGGGTGGATGATTGGATATAGGAACCCCTTAGGCCCTTTCCTTGCATATTTAGAAACCAAGTATCAAAGACATTCTTTTTGTCTAACCATTCAGTATCTACTAGAACCTTTTTAGATGCCCATTCTGCATTAAAAATATTCCACATTGATTGCAGATCATCTTTACCCATGAACTTCATATAGCCACATAAACTACTTTGACCTCTCTCATCTTCTACAGTCACCACCGAACCCTTTATAGTTATTTTTGCTAATGATAAATCATACATTGAACTATTTCTGACAAGAACTGGAGGACTAGTTGCCGTTCCGTTTACCACAACAATTCCTAATGTTCTATTTATTATATCTAACCTAAGAACTACTCTGTCTACTCTTGTCACATTACTAGAAATAGTTTTTGTTAATTCCAAATTGTTAAGATACAAATATCCCTCTATACAGGCACTACCTGCTAGTATCCCTATTTGTGTAGTACTTTTCTTTATAACTTTTAGATTATCTGTTGTAGGATTTATTCCTGTTCCCATAAAGGTCTTAAAATAGTTTGAAAAATCTTCTGACTTGTATTTTCTATCCCCGCTCACACTATTAAAAAAACCACCAAACTCTGCCATTGTTAATCACCTCCTATAAACTAAAATAATGTCCTTTAAATTTTATAATTACACTCTGTGGCAGGAAGTCCCCCTCGGTAGCATAACTAATCATATTGACTCCAGGCTCTAAAGTAAAAAAACTGCTGTCAATATCCATATAGTGATATGCCTTTTCGGTTATTCCTAGTTTTGTTATCTCTACAGCTTTATCATTAAATGATGTATTTATATATAAACTCTCATCATCTGCAATAGCTCTATTAACTTTTATAAAATTACCTCCCATAGTTATGGAAGGGTTTAAAGCAGGTCCTTTAAAAAATATCTCTAGAGGAGCTCTCACATTTCCGTAATTAGTTATTTCTAACTCATTAAGACCCTTTATTGCAAATTCTATACCATCCGATGGCAGTTCAAAATCAAATTCAATTCCACCCTCCCAAGTTTCTATGTTGAGAATTGTTTCTTCTTGATCAACCCAGAAAGGATTAAAACACTCAAAACTAACTTGGAAGGCTAGAGCATAATCATTATTAGTTTTATAATCTGTAGAATATAATGGTGTAGCATCAGCAGAGCACTCTATTTCCTTATGAATAGTATCATCATTATATTTAATAACCAAAGTATCCAAGGGATTTAATACATCATCTATATTTCTTTTAATAGTTTCTATCTCAACTCTATCATTACCAAGAATGATAGCTTCAATTCCTACCTCTCTATTTTCAACAGTGGTAGATAGAAGTGATGATCCTTATTGATTAATTCCTTTTACCTTATTAAATGTAGCAGGTACATTACCAGGTAAAAAGCTTGTAATTAGTACCCCCATTCCATATATATAAGAATCTAACGATATTGAATTGTTAGTTCTTTGATTTATTATATCTATTTTCATATTAAACCCCCTTTCTTCTTATGCAAATCTTACATCTCTAAAGGCTTTTCTACTTGCTTTTGCAACATCATAAGGACTATCAACTCTTCCATAAAAATTCAGTGTTTGGCTTACATCATTACTCCCTGAATTACCCTGAGTCATTGCCTTATTTTCTTCTGAGGTGAGAACCCTTTCTCCTTTATGCAAAGTCGCCTTAAATCCATCTGTTGGCACGTAGGATAAGCCATTATAAGCATGGTTACCATAATTACCACTTGCATCATACTGTGGAGCTTGTGGCCCATAATTTGAAAAATCAGGTTTCCAACCATCATACCATTTTTTTAAGCTTCCCCACCAATCTAATATTTTTCCAGTCTTAGTATCTACATTATTCTCCAAGTCTGTGTAGGATTGACTCAAAACATCTATACCTTCAGTTTTCGTTTGTTTGGCTTTTTCTATTGTCTCTTTCCTCTGTAATTCAGCTGCTGCTATACATTTCTCTGCAGCTTCTTCGGCCTTAGTTCCTCCTTCAGATCTGATTGCCTCAGCAACTCTTAATCTTTCTTGGTATTCTATTTCTGCCTGTTCAATGGTTTTAACCCTTTGACCTTCCAAAGCCTTAACGTGTTCAGCTGCTGTTTCTGCAGTAAGTCTACCATCCGAATCTTTTATTCTCGCTAATATTGCCACACTTTCCTTTTCAGTATCACTTAATGCTTTCACTGCACTAGTTTTCATGCCATTGTTTAATTCATTAATTCTTGTATATTCCTCTGTTTTCAAGCCCCTTTTTTCATTGCTAGCAGTAGTTAATATTGTTTGAATTTCAGTTAAAGCTGTTTGAGTATTAATTTTTTCATTTGTATAATGGGTCTGTAATTGCAACATCATATTAGACTGTTCCTCAGTTGTTAAAGTTGAGGACTCTGAGAAAAACTTTTGCAACACTCCATAATTGGCATTATAATCTTTATCTAATTCAGCCGTAATAGCTTTTCCCATGTTTGAATACTTCGTAGTCAAATCAGTAACAACCTCCTGAGTAACTGTAGTATTATTAAACTTCATATTTAATAAACTTTTTTGCACATTTGTATCCATTTCCATGTATGCGCCAACTGCAGTTTTTGTTGAAGCACTTATTTTAGTAACACTTTCAAAAGTGCCATTTGCGGCCTTATATATAGTGTCAGCATATAAATCCACCGTTGGTATTACTTCCTTTGATAGAGCTTTATGAACACCATAAGCTACAAGGCTAACCCCAGCTATAGCAAGCGCAAATGGAGCAGCCGCAATAGCTGCACTTCCTAACCCACCAGTTAATGCACCAAGACCAGTTGCACCCGCACCTGCAGCTACACCAACTCCTTCTACAGCTGGAACTGCTACAACAGCTGCAGCTCTAAATACTCCTAATGCCCTTCCTACTCCTACAATTAATGGCTTAAGAGTTGTAAAAACTTTTATTCCTCCGCCAACAATTTTAAAAACTGGTCCAATTGCTAAAGCTACAGCTCCCCATTTTAAGATGCTTTCCCTTTGTTCATCAGTTAAGTTGTTAAATTTATCAGCAAGGATGCTTATTACTTCGGATACTTTATTGATTATTGGGACTAAACTAGCTCCCATTTTTATTCCTGAGTTTTTCATTTTATTTAAAGCACCATTTAGTTTTTCAGCTGGAGTAGCATCTATCTTTTCAAAAGCATCTTGAGTAGATCCTGCACTATTCCCCATTTGAGTTAATATATCATTATATTCTTTTCCATCACCACTAGCTAATACCATAGCAGCACTACCAGCTTCAACAGAACCAAACATATCTTTTAGAGTTATATTGTTTTTTAGAGCATAGGTATTTAATATTGAAAATATCTCCGTAGTACTCTTGCCTTCTTTTTTTAAATCGGCAAATCCTTTCCCTGATAATTCTCTTAATACTTTATCAGTAGCACTTCCACTTTGTGTTAATTCACTAAGCATAGATTTAACATAAGTGCCTGCTTCACTTGTCGCAATACCATTTTTAGTCATTAATGCAAAAGCTGTTCCTAATTCTTCTATTCCATAATTAGCTGCACTTGCTATTGGGATAACTGTACCCATACTTGATGCTAATTCATCAACTGTGGTTTTACCTATATTTTGTGTAACAATAAGCAAATCACTAATTCTTGTAGCATCTTCTGTTTTTAACTTATACCCATTTATTGCCGTAGTCATTACATCAACAGCCTTTGCCCCAGTAGTAAATCCACCTTTGGCTAATTTCATAGCTCCAGTAGTAAACCCTATGGCCTTTGTCTGATCAACCCCTGCAGATATGGCTTCATATACAGCATCACTAAATTCTCCAACAGCGATTTTACTCACATCTGAAGCATCTAATAGCTGCCTTTTATAAGTGTCAAAATCAACCACATTACTATCTAAAAGTGTTGAGACTTTAGCAAAACTGCTTTCAAAATCCATAGCAAGTTTTCCTGTAGCTAATCCTGCCCCAACTAATGGAACAGTTAATCCAAGTGTAAGTTTATTCCCAATGCCTGCTAATTTCTCGCCAACTTTAGTTGTAGTAGCAAGTTCCTGACTAATTTTATTAGCCTCAGTTACCCCTATAGCAGAAGCTCTTGACATATCGCTTTTAAAGGTTGCTATATCGGTTTGGATATCTACTAATAAGGGTGCTAATTTTATTCCACCTGTTAGTGAGGCCATTACTTATGCCTCCTTTCGCTATTGAATTCTCTTATCTTATTTGTATCAGCTTTAGTTTGTTGCAGTCTCCAAAGTGTTTTAAGGAATCCTCTTCCCTCTTCGGTTTTTCCACAACTATCAACCCAACTATCCTTCTTTAAAAGAAGATACATACTATAAGGAAGATTCAAAACCTCATTGAAATTGAGACCAGAATATTTCGATATTCTATTTATTTCTAAGGTACTCATTTGGAAAAGCTCTTGCCATTCCTCTACTTCTATATATTTATCCAGAACAGCTTGTCCAAAATCCCCATCTGGTAAGGGGATTCTTAGTTTGGGTCATTATCAGCTTCAAACTTCATTGTGGCTATCTGCACTGATATAATCTCTTGAACTTTAAATGGAAGGGCTTCTATTTCTTCCACTGTAAATATTTTGCCCTCTACATTTGAATTTAATATGATTCCTGTTATCTCACATCTTGTATCAAGATAATTTTCATCAGTTATCTTTTTTTCTAGTTGTGCTATTTTCTTAGTTGCAAAGGCAGTTGGTTGTTTAACCTTAATTACCTCTCCTTTTATTTTAAATTCTATAGTTTGATCCAAGTATTTATCTAAATCTATCATTTATATTTCCTCCTAAATTAAAGGGCCTATTAAGCCCCTCTTTTATTTTTTATGGTGTAACAGGTGTTAGCGCCTCTACTTCTTCATCAGTTAACTCTTCCTCAAAGCTAGCTAAGAATTTTTTGATATACTCTATAGCAGTAATTTCGGCATCTACAGTAACTTCCTTTGAAGCAAATTCCATAGTAAAACCATTTCCTGCATTACCTATCATAGTAAATCTTATTTTCTTGTCATTTTCTTTTATATGCACAAATCTTACTAGTACATTCTTTAGTGATCCTCCTCCACCAAAAGTAAGAGTCTTTATTTTTTTAGTAGCATCAGTTGTTATTTTTGCTGTTGTCAATAATGCTACATTATCTAATAACCATGTTAAAAGACCAGTCTTAAATGTAATAGATTCCTTTGTAATAAAAGATTTAACTACATTTCCATAACTATTTGTAACATCATACTTCTCAGGCTTATAGTCAATACTTGCCCCTGAGCTAGTGTGCCCAACATTATGTTCCTCCGTCTCTATAACTGTATGCTCTGGAATAGCCTCACCGGCAAATTCATACATATATACTTCACCCGCACCCATTAGAATTTCATCCATTTAAATACACCTCCAATTAATAATAAATATTGTGGACATTTCCCACATTTGAATACTGTCATTAAATAAAGAACCCCCACCAGCTAATCCACTCCTGAGAGTTATGTTATTAGCTTTAAGTGAAGGTTCTTTATCTTCCATATCTAGTTTTTTAATAATATCTTCTCTGATCAGTAAAGCATTATCAATATCACCATCAATAACCTTCACCTCAACCTGACTTTCTTTTATGACTCCACCTGATATAGGAGTTACTGTATAGGTACAAAAAGGTGGATTACCTGTTCCAAATACAGGGGTAACTTGTAATCCAGTTATTTCTTCTAATATAATCTTCATTGTAATCTCTAGCATCTACTCACCTGCCAGTATTCTAACTATTTTATCTTTATTGCTATCTCTAGCATTTTGTAAAAATGGCTGCGGCTTTTGCCCTTTTGTAGTATGCCACCCTCTATACTTACCTGTTTCAGCTTTATACTTCCAAGGAGTTTTTCTGCCATCCCTATTGATGGCATATATTCCTGTTCCTTGATGTACATATGGAGCTATTTCTTCACTGTTGCTTACTGTCCCGACTATTTTAGTAGCAGAAACATTAACCCCATGTTGCATTGCTGCTCTTAGATGACCTTGATCTACTGAACAATTTTGCTTTGCTGTTCTTTCCACTTGCAAACAAGCTTTCTCCATTTTCTTAGCCATATCAGTAATCATTTTTAAGGTAGCCTGTTGCATACTCTGAATAAACTGATTATTATTAGGCATCTGTATCTACCACCTTTAAAAGTAAAGTTGTAAGTCTTCCTTTAGGATTTACTTTATTAATTGTATAGATAGTATCACCCTCTCTTAATCTATTATTATTCTTTTCTATATCCTTAGATCTAGTAAGTCCAGTATGAGAACTTTCATTGTATTGTACACTTTGAGTATTCTTCATATCATTAGTTAAATATAACGATACCTGAATGATTTTATCCTCTTCCCACCTATACTTTTTTGCACCAGCCATTGAAGGGATCTCACTTCTTTTTTCTAACATTATAGGTTTCATATCTGAATTAATAGACACTAGACCACCTGCCTTGGAAGCTTCCTATACCTTCTTAACTTTCTTTGTACATCTTTAGGCATATCTTCTATATAAGATTGACTTATCCCCTCATGAGATTCACTTGATATACCCTCAGAACCAAGTTTATTCACTTTGATTATTACAATATCCTTAACTACACTTATGCAACCTAGAGGAAGGTCTGTGCCTTTCTCTAGGTTAATGTAGTCAGATATTTCTGTTATAGCATCCTGGACCAAATCTTTTAACAACGCTGCATTCATTTCTGCTATCCCGGGTCTTAATTGTAAAGATGTTGTTATATCATCTATTTGTGCCATTTTAACACCTCATTTCTAAAGAAATATATCCTATTTCTTGATCTTAGCAAGTACAACCTTTGAAGTATTAGAAAGTGCTGCAGCATAATGTTTATCAACTGAAATATCAGTCTTTCTAGCTAATGATACTCTGTCAGTTTCAACATTTGTATCACTCTTTAGATATATAGTTAATGCTGGCGCTTCATCTTCTGTCTCGGTATCTTCCTCTAACTTAACAATAGGGTTGAAGTATACAGTAGTAGTCTTCTTTAATACAAATTCTCCTGCCTTTGCATTTGGCAAAGAAGCTTGTACTGTACCTATTAACACTTGTGATGCTGTTGGTGTTCCACTAGAAATTATCTCTAATGCACTTGAAGTTCCTTCTTGACAAGGGGCATACCATTCTGAAAACTCTACTACTCTTCTTGATGGTACTATTCTTGTATTAGCAATTATACCGATTTCGCCTGTCATTACAACATTGTTATTATATTTATCTGCACTAATAAAATCACTATCTTTTCTTAATTTAGTGACCTGCTTTGGATGAACAAACATAATCTTGCCTGTGTTAACTTCTTCATCAAATATATCTACTGCATCAACAATTACTGCATATGCAATTTGTGTTGCTGATCCATCATATGTTAATTGAGCTTGTAATAAAGCATTCATTGCATCAGTATCGACCTTAGATGCAACAGACTTAGCTAATTGATTATTTGTTTCTCCTACTGGATTGCCATATCCACTTAATACGGCTTCATCTGTCAATTCAACAGCCTTCATTGCCTTTTTCACAGTTACTTGTGTAGTTCCTGCTGTTAACTTTACTGTTTCAGCTGCAACACCTTCCGCTACATCTACCGCATCACCAATGTATGCATATTGAGGTACTGTTATTGTATCTCCTGGTTGTCCTACTAGAGTTGTATCCACCTTTGCAAAAGGTGCTACTATGATTTTGTTAGGTATTTTAGCTGAAATCATGTCAGCCATTACCTCTGGATTAATTAAGTCTGATAATTGTGTTGTTAAATTTGCCATTATTTACGCATCTCCTCTTGTTTATTGACCACTAAGTTGGTCATATAATTCTTTATTTGTGTTATATAAGGTTACTTTCTCCTTATATCCCATTTTAGTAAATTGTTCTTTTGTAACGCCACCACCAGAACCACCTTCTGGATTAACTGGTGGAACACCGCTTATTGTTGCCCCAAAGAGATCCTTATAAGATTCCTTTATCCCCTTAAATTGTTCCTCTAAACCTGTAACCTTACCATCTTCACCTATTACTAACTTCTCTCTATCAAACTTACTAGCAAGTAAATCACTATGCTTAGCTTTGTTTGTAGATAGTAGATTATTAATAGCACTATCTAAAGTAAGATTCTTTATTTTAGCTGTACTATCTTTCTTAAGAGTTTCAATAGTTGTCTCATGATCCTTAATTGTATTCTGTAAAGTTTCATTATCCTTATTGCCTTTCTTAAGCTCTGAAATAGTAGCATTGCTTGTATTGAGCTGTCCTTCTAAATCTGTTTTTTGTTCCTTCAGTTTAGAATATCTCTCCTCAATATTTTCTTCATTAGTTGTATAGATCTTTTCCTTTGACATTGCTCCAGTAATAGCTTTTATTTGCTCATCTGTAAGTCCTTGTGCTTTTAATAATTCTTCTAATTTCATTTATACATTCCTCCTACATTACGCCTTTTACGTGAGTTGCTCCACAAATATAGTCTTACTATTCCATTCTTTTACGCCTTGTGTATAGTAATAAAAGGCATAATAAAAAGCCTTAGTTTTCTAAGACTTGAAATTCTATTATTTTACCTCTTCTTCTATATTATGTTAAAATATTATAGAGGAGGTGAACGTTATGAATATGCAATCTGTTTCATCAAGCCGAATGAACAAAGTGGGCTGGGAAAATAACACAATGTATGTCGAATTTAAAAACGGACAAGTTTACGCTTATAAGAATGTTTCTGCATCCGAATACCAAAGTTTCTTAAATTCCTCATCACTTGGCTCTGCTCTTTCAATACTTGATAAAACCCATCCATACAACCCAATTTAGCATACATTAACGACTAATTTAAAGATTAGTCGTTATCTCTTTCAGCAGGTATTCCTATTTCATCTCTAACCAGCTTAATTTTACTATCTGTAATAACTACAGTTACATATGGATCATAATTATTTCTCAAGTAATTTGATATCGGTTTACATAGCTCTTCTAGATTTTTAATAACTACTTCATTACTTTTCATTTATACATCATCCCCATTTCTTAATTATAGGCATAATAAAAGCACCTACCCATTTATCTAAGTAAGTGCTTTTATAATTTCAATCCCTTTTTCTTTGCTTGATCTAATTCTTTTAAATATTCCTCATACTCTTTTTTTATAGCCTTAGGTATATCTTCTCTAATACCATTCATTTCGCCTTCGTTATCGGTGGTAATATAATCCCAAAAAGCAGGTCTATTAATCATTACATCATCTCCTTTATTATTTTCATTATCTCTATACTTAAAATAGATGCATTTTCTTTATTTGTAAAATAATCAGAAAAAGCTTCTGCCATACATTCTGAACTATCACTTAAAGCATATCCTGATATACTATTTTTTAGTTCAAAGTTCTTCTTTCCATTACCTACTAAAGTTTTCTTCGCTTTTTTAGCAGCTTCTGAAACAATTTCCTTTGAAATAATACAATCATTCCAATAGGTTGCTCTAGTACTATTATAATCTAAATTTCTTTTTTTGACTAGTATTGCTTCTACTGCATGACCTAACTCATGTACACCACTTATGGCATATGTGGTGCCTCTAGGATGGAAACCTGTTGATACATCTTCATCATATACCTTTTTCAATTTCTTTATATCTTTATAATAATTTGGATTGAAAGATATTCTAACACCATTAAAATTAGAATCCTCAGGTGAACATGACATTATACCACTTTTAGAGGTGTACAATTCTTTAACAAAACCTTTAAGTTGTGGAAATTCATTAAATGTCTCTTCCATAGCTGTACAAGTTTCTTTTATTGCATTAAAGTCTAATTCTAATATTTCATCTGTAACATTATTAATATCTAATTTAGTCTTTAAATACTTCTTTAATTCACTAAAATCTCTCACATCATTAATAGTATTAGCTTCTTTGATATTATCCTCTTTATTAGTATCCTCTTTTGCTTTATCATGATCTTTCTTTGCTTCTTCCTCATCAATAACAGGTAAATAAGTACACCTACAATTTGCATGAAGTGGAAGTATTGGTCTATCCTTTATCTTATATATATTCCCATGCTTTGTTCCACATACCTTGCAGGTTCTTTCATCTGTTGCCGCCCATAATTGAACTTCTTCACAACCTGCATCAACATAACCTTTAAATGAACTCTCATTAAGATAATGCATAGTTTCAGTTCTTACTAGTCTATGTGATACATTAAATCCAGCGCTCATAGCATTATTTAGTTGTATTGCCATTTCTGTAACTGTCTTCCCCTGGGTTAACCCATTAGTAATTATATCATTTAGATTAGTTGATAATACTTGTGTGTTTTTCCATAGCCTTGTTGAAAAATTAGAGCCTTCCCAAGGTCTATCTAGCATTTCCTTCATAACCTTTTCAGGTACCTGGTCAAATTCAGTAGCTCCAACCTCAACCATTACATTTGAGTAAGTATCACTAAACCCTTCCATCATTTTTTCTTTACCAAAAGTTTCTACACTCTCTCCAAGTTCTCTAATAGTGTTCTCCATATTCTTCTGCAGGTTACTAAGCCTATTAAGTTTATGCATATCACTAACCCTTGGAGTACTTGTTTGCATTTTTTCAGCTACTCTATAGAGTTCATCTGAAATACTAAGACTTGCCTCCTGGTACATCTCTAATAAACCCCTATTCTTTTCTTCTAATGAATTATAAATAGACCAGGTGTTATTTGCTATTCTCTTTTCCCAATACTCACTATTCTTCATTAGCTCCACCACCATTTACAGGTATTTTATCCTGAAAAGGTAAGTTCGCTTTATTTTGTTCTTCAAGGGCCTTTTCTTCTGCCTCAACATCAGATACCCATGGGTGATTAGCAATTATAGTTTTATCAGATATTGTGCCCTTAGAATTGGTGCAATTAGTAATTACTTCTGTCTCATTAATCTCCATATCTCTATTGAAGATAATATCTACATCCGCATTGTTTGATATTCCTGTTTCCCCTAAGTAAATAGCAATAAAATATAATAGGTTTTCAAATCCCATTTTAAATTCTGTTTCTAATGCATTACACTTAAGATCTAATCCACTATACATAAACTTAAGCGCTACCCCAGAAGGTGCTGAACCAAATTTATCTAAGTCTTTATTAATAGATTGTCCATCTTCAATTAAATCTCTCTTTAATTGTTCATAGTGTTCTCTTAATGCTGTAATATCCATCGTAGGGGTTAGCGTATCAACTCCACTGCCATCTCCTGGATCATCTATTGGAATAGCTCTATCCTCATTTAATCTTCTCATAAACTCTGATATATCTTCTCCCCCATATCCTTTTAATACAAATATAAGATTCTTAACTTCTTCAACATAGTTAGCAGCTTCACTCCTGGATAAATCATATCCATCAGCTAATGCTTTAACAAATTTAATATCAGGGAGCTCAATTCTGTTGTTTTTAAAGAAAATGAAAGGTACTTTGCCCCAAGCATACCATGTATCATCTTTCTTATAATGTGCTACAGGACTATTAGTATCATCATTATTCCTATTATAATCAGCTATAAGTAGTTTCTCATCTAGCCTATAATAAGTAACTCCGTCACTGGACCATACTTCAACATTAGTTATAGTTTTCTTTTTATCGTATTCCCACTCTACAGTTTCATATACTCTAATCATACTATCTAATTCTGTATGACTATTATCCTTCCATAGAGGGATACATTGTTCACTTGGTATAATCATAGCCTTAAACTTCCCTTGTTCATCAATATAGACCTGCAGCCATGAGATACCTTTATTACTTGATTCATAACCTAATCCACTTATTTGGTATTGAAAGTGTTTACCTAAGATGTCTTTAACCTTTTCAACATATGATTCATCATCACATTTAAGACTGTAATCCCGGGTTAATAAATAGGCCACTTTTTCATCCACCATGTTTTTATATTTACTATGCGCTAATTTATTATTAGCTTTATATGTTTCTTCAACCACTACACCTTTAACTATCCTTGTTATCTTTCTCTTAAAAATATCATTATCTACTTCATAATATCTTTGGCCAGTTAACATCCATTGTCTTTTCTTAGAACTATTAAAATCATTAATTAATTGAATAACTTTATTATCATTTAATGAATTACTTACTTGTACTGCCATACTTGCTGCCTTCACTCCCTTTCTTAATTTATTCCATATATCTTTCAATCCCACTTTATCACCACCTTATCATCATAACTTATCAGTTTTGACTATGCTTTTCTATCCTAGTAAATTCAATGCTTTAGCTATAATCAAAACTCATAATCATTTATAGATATAAAAATAAGACCTAGAATGTTCTAAGTCCACCAAATCCTTTTAATATTGTAAAGCAAAAATATCTTACAGCATCCATTGCATGATCATGTTGTTTTATAGGTTTATCTTCGCCTCTCTCTGCTGCTTTAATATCCCATATATAACTAGAGAACTCCATAATAGTATTTTTGCATTCTGAACTAAAAAATATCTTCCCTAAGTTTAATGCATTACCTACAACTCTTATCCCATTCTCTACATCATTCTTGGCTTTCTTTACATGAATTCCTCTTTTTTTAAGTTCTGCTATAAAAGATGCAGCAGAAGGATCTATAATTACTGCTTTGATATTTTTTCCATCAATGAATTTTACTAGATCATCCGCATATTCTGAATCTGTCTTCTGTTTAGATTCATCCCTACCACTATAATAATACTCTTTGGTGCAATACCATTTATCTGCCCCTGATTTCTCCCATAATAAAAATACTGTTGCATTTTGTGTACCATAATCACAACTGATATAACAAGTTGATAAAAGAACATCAGTAATCTTATTAACAATATGCTTTCCTATATCAAACATATCATAGATAACACCCTCAGCAACTGTCCAAAGACCTAATATATATCTCTTATAGAATACACCTGTATACATTGACCTATATCTAGCTTTTATTCTCTCAGATAAACTTAAATTATCTTCCATAGTAAAATGTAGATATAATACATTCTTTTCTAATATCTTATCTATCCAATTGATTTTAAACCAATGATAAGGCCCATCTGGATTACAGTTAAACCAAAACTTAGATCCATCAACTGAACATCTTCCTGTTGCTTGATTAACAAAGGATTCAGGCATTAGTGCAACTTCATCAAAGAAACATCCGGCAAGTGTAATACCTTGGATTAAGTCTTGCGACCTTTCATCTTTACCACCAAATATATAGAAGTAATTACATATACCACCTTTGGTAATTGTAACAAGATTATCTGCCCTGTGATCTTCTACTTTATAACCCCTGGCTTTTAGCATTAGCTTTAACCAGAATAAAACGTTTCTCCTGAAAGACCCTATTGTTTTACCACACATACCAAAATTCTGCTCTTCAAAACTACTCATTGCCCATATAACATAAGATAATGACATTGATAATGTCTTACCACTTCTTATAGCTCCGTCAGCAATTACTCCATCTTTATCGCTTACTGGAGATTTATCCATCCACCAGGTAAGAATCTTTAATTGTTTATTTGAAAAAGGTTTAAATTTGAATACAGCTTTAATTAATCTTCCCATATTCTATCAACTTTCCCCTCTAATGCATCTATGAAACCATCATCCTCTATTCCTGGATCATCATCTTTGACAACCTTAGATTTAAGCACTTCAATTCTCACTTTCTGTTCTTCAGTAGCTAAATCCCAGTTCTTATGAAGTAGGTCCTCATATGTCTTTATTAGGTTTAATAATACCTGCATTCCTTTTGATTGTGCTGCTATAAATCTATCCTGCTTATCCCACGCGAATTGGAGTTCATATTCTTCTTCCCTATATACTTCTACAGGAGTCTTTTTGCCTGTCTTTCTATCTGTTTCAGTATCATTTTGAACTTTAGTTTTCTTAAGTTCCTTCGTCATATCATTATGTGTCTTTACATACATTATCTTTTGACTTCTAAGTACTGCAGCAAATTGAATATTAATATTAGCCCATAAGATATCTAACGAGCTCATACCACTATTGTCTAACTCTTCGAGTATTGAGTTAGTGACTCTAGGCAAGTATTTAGCTAAAAACTGTTTAGATGTAAATCTTTCTACAGGAATTCTCTCTCCATGCTTAAATGCATTAAGATTCCCCTGTGGAGCCCCGCCTTTATTGCCAATAGCATTCTCATTCCCCTTAGGAGCTCCTCTCTTATTCTTTTTTATATCTAATTGTTTATCCCATTTATCTTGATATTTCCATGTTCTTATATTAGATGCTTTCTCATCTAATTCAATAGCTATTTGTTTTGGGCTATAATTAGAATTGTTTTTATACATTCCATATGCAATATCTCTATTAGGATTTCTTATTCTAGCCATATTCTCACCTTCTTTCTTACAATAATAAAAGACTAATGATTACTCACTAGCCTTCCTTTTCCTTACTTCCCTCGTTAATGTTGCTTTACTTACTTTCGTCATTTTTTCAACTTGGGTATAACTATTTGATTTTAGTAATTCTACTGCATGATTTAATTGCTCTAAAGTAAACTTTTTAGGTCTACCTTCTTTATATCCAGCTTTTGTCCTTGCAATGGCTTTGCCACTTTGAGTTCTTTCTATTATCATGGCTCTTTCGAATTCAGCAAATGCTAACAAGTTAGTAACAATCAATCTTCCCATCGGAGTATCTTCTATTAATCCCATATTTAAAATATGAATCTTAACACCTTTGTTCAGCAATAAATCTATATACTGTAATCCTTCTTTAGTAGTTCTGCAAAATCTATCTAACTTAGTTACTACTAAAATATCTCCAATTGTTAACTCGCTAAGAACATTATTAAATAACTCTCTATCTTTTGCACCTGAATAACTTTCCTCTACCAACTTAGCTACTGGATAATATTCTAATATCTTATTACTTTGATCCTCAATACTATTTCCCTCAAGTTGGCCCTTTGTACTAACTCTACAGTAACCTATAACATTCATTTTTCACAACCCCTTTTGACTATTAGTTTTGATTATGTTCCTTATACCAATCTTACTACTATTATAAATCATAGTCAATACTTTACAGTTATGATTACGGTATATATTTGCAAGAATTTAATATCTACATTCAAAATCGATATAATTGTTATAATCCACACTATACAATCATTACATGGATGTATTTAAGTTGTGTGTTTCTTGTTTATTAACGTTTTTCAGGCTTTTTTTATTTCCCATACTTTTTCTCAACCTTTTATGGGATACTTTCCATTTTACTTACTGAATAATCCCTCACTATATAACAAAGTGTGGTATTTTTATTTTTAGGTTTCTTCTATTATATGCACTTATTTTTTATCATCTAATACCTATAGTCCTTAAAGTGAGGTATTTTAGTGCAAAAAAATAAGATATTTCCCTTCCAGCTAATACATAAAATCATCCATAATAGCAGCAGAAGCTTCTTTCATATCTTCATCAATTCCTATATACACTTTAGTTATCCTTGGAGTAGAATGTCCAAAGAGTTCTTGAACAAAGTTTATATCTTTACCATTTCTATAATATTGAATATATCCATAAGTTTTTCTAGGTGTATGAGTTCCTACTGAGATATCTTTAATCCCACAAATAACAGCAGCCTTTTTAAATATCTTACCTAAAGAATCTCTTCTTATGTATTGCTTGTATTTGCCTTCCCCTTTGCCTTTTGTTGAGGAATACAGAAATTCTGCTTCATCCATACCTTTTATATAATCATCTAATAGAGCTATAAGCTTTCTATTAATATAGGCTACTCTTTCAAATTTCATTGTTTTTGTAGTTTCTTGGATTTTGTTCTTTCTTATTAAACTTTTATGGATATTTTCAGTTTTTTGTTCTACTACTGTAAACTTATTTTCTTTGATGGCCATTGCAGCATCTTTAACTGTCAACTTAATAAGATCACTACCTCTGTATCCAGTTCCTAATCCTACCATGAAAAGAATATAGGCCTTATAATTATAATGCTTTAAGTAAGACTGTACTCTCTCCAAGTCCTTTGGTTCTTTTATAGCAATTGCTTTATTTTTGCCTTCACTCATATAATCACCGCTGCCTTAAAGCACCTTTAACTCTTTTATAGCTACTATGTTTAATACAGCTATTAATATTTTGATTAGGATCATAGAGAAGCTCTTCAATTTCACAATCGCCTTTTCTGTAGTTTGGACATGGCGATGAAGGGGAACATGCACATTTAAGATTCCCCCCCTGCCATTTAGTTATCATATTAAATTTTTTAACATTCACCCACTCACCTTCTTTCTAATAAGTTTATGTACAAAAAAAGCACAGGCCCTTAAGCTTGTGCTTTGTTCTTAAATATATAATTTTTGACTATATACAAATCTTAACTCAATGTCCTTCATTTGTACACAGATTATTCCCGTTTTTGTCCCTATTTTGTCCTTGTTTTTTCCCTATTTTGTCCCTACTATTAACAACAACCTAATCCTATCATAAATTTATATAATGCCATATTCTTTAAACTATAGTATTTATTCTTACTAATTTTTAATTCATCTATTATTTCATCTCTAGTTTTATCATCTCTAAAATAAGAGTGATCTATAATAGTTTTACTGTCAGCGCCAAGCTTATCATATATGTAGTTAATAGCATTAACTATATCCCTCTTATATTGGTCATTTACAACAGCTTGTCCAACAGGATCTGACGGCCCTGAATTTTTATCAATAATTAAATATGATGGTATGGCTGTTCCCAACCCGGACATTTCTATTGAAATTAGATAAAAGGGATAATCCCTTAACTTTTTTTCTATAACTGGTTTCATTTTATTAAATAATTCTTTATTTATCATATATTTATCACCTATCCTTTATGTTATAATAAGAATAGGTGTTCTGTTAGAGAATAGTGTTTTGAGACTACTAATATTCTCTAATTTTTATAAGGTGTTCGTGACGAACACCTTATATTTTTTTTATTAATCTCCTTGATCAAAAAATAATTAATAGCTATTGGCTCTTTTAATAACAATTCCATTTCTTAGTTATTGCGGAACAAAAATACCGCATATTCATTTTTTGAATAATACGGTACTCTAATTCATTTTTTATATAATTTAAAATACTAATGTTTGTAAATATTCTATGTATAATTTGAAAGACGATAAAATTACAGATAAAATCTTCATTTTCAGATCAGCTACTTTATATATCTTAAATCTTGATTATAATATTGAAAATTAGTTGTTTTCTATTGGCTGTAATATTTTAATTAAGTTTTCTTTTACTGTAGGATATTTATCATTACACTCATTTAATAGGTTAATGAGATTTCTATTGCCTTCAATATTGAATAATCCTGCCAACCCCTCTTTAGCACGATTAGTTACTTCCTGTGAGGAAATAAGGCTTATATCATTACCACTCTCTGGGTTTTTATCATTCTTTGAATGCTCACATATATTTAATATTCCAGCCTTACTAAATGCTTGAGTGTTTATCTGTTTACATACTGCTTTCGTATCAAGTAACTTCATATTTTTTTTCTTAAGCAAATCATTTATTAATTTGCACACTACTTCAGGATAAATAAAATCTTCTATTTCATTATTCGTATTATTCCTTTCTAATCCAAAATCAGAGTTACCTAAAAAATTTGGTGACAATATTGGTTGAATCACTATATTCCTATAATTTTTTGATTTAATTGTTTTAAACACTACTCTTCCCTTTTGATCATTATCTAATAAAATTTTAATCTGTGGTTTATAACTTCCAGTATTTCTGTAATATGATTCATAAAATTCTAAAAACTTAACCATAGGATCAGCTCCATGTGCTGGTATAATATTTACTTCTTTTAACCTGAAAAACTTACATAATTCCGAAATATATTTTTTATCACAGTCTCCTTCTACAAGCAAGTTAAACCTCTCCAAAATCTCATAATCTTTCTCTTCAATTCCCAAATGATCACATATTAACTTATAGCCATCATCAGTATTTATGTCTCTTGAATAAGTTTCCATAACGTCTATATCGCTGTGTTTGCGAGTAACATACTGACTATATACTTTTGCATCTAACAAAATAGTGTTATTCATCTCAAATGTATCAATGAATACATTTGAATGTGTTGTTAGAAATATCTGCATTGATGATGATTTCTCATCTAAAAACTCTTTCAACTTATGTTGCAATCCTTCATGGATAAAACTATCTGGCTCATCTATACAAATAATTACATTCTTCTTTCGAATTAGTTTTTCTGCTATTTCAAAATGCAGTATAATTAATGCTAACCTCTGCAATCCTGATCCTTTTTCATTAATTCCATTAGATCCTCCATCTTTGATTTTAAGTGTAACATCATCCGAAATCAAATCTCTAAATGTTTCAGAACTTTTAGGAACATTGAATTCTACACCCCAATTATCTCTGAATCTTTTAAATGACTCAGAAATATCAGTAGAAAAAATATTTAAAACTTCTTGTAATCCATTAGTATATGTCTGATATGCTTCTCTTAGTTGTTTTTTACTTGTAGTAAATCTAGCCTTATCATAATTTATTGATATCATATCATCAGTTATTTTATTTATTATATCTGGTATCATCAAGTTTACCGATTCGATAAAATAGAACTGCATCTTATCCATAAATTTATCAAGATCAATTTCGTTCAAAGTGGTTTTATTTTTTTTATCTAATCCATAATAATAATATCCAGACAACCCTATGTTATCTTCACTGACTTTTTTAAAATCTCTTGTAATAATATATCTTTTATTGCTTGAATCTTCAATAAAACTTATAGTTATTTTAGGATGCACTGCGCCTCCCCATGTTGCATTTTTAAATGATGGTATATCTTTCTTAGGATTATATAAATTTGAATTAAAAAATAAATTCAATGCCCTTAAAGTGTTTGTTTTGCCAACATTGTTAGGACCACATATTGAAAATATATTATTATTTGGGTCAACTTTCAAAGTCATATCCATGATTGACCGAAATCGCTGAATACTTATTCTCTCAATCTTAATCATTACAAAATTCCTCCTTTTTCAACTATAGGATAGATCTAATTCTAAGTATTAGCTCTATAATATCTTCCTGTTTTTGCTTTAATTCACAAACATCTTTAAATTATATCATATTTTACTAATACCGCATTATTAAATTTTCAAAGATCATAATTTACTAACTACCTCATAAAATTTCAAATCACGATTTATCACCTAAAATGGCATATCTCCATCGTAAACCGGAGTCATATCATCATTGGGCTTACTTTCCCCCTCTGAACTACCATTTGAATTATTAGTACTATTACTCCCCTTAAAACCTATAAACTCAAAGCTATCTACTGCAACATCTGTTGTATATCTCTTTGATCCATCTTGTGCATCATAGCTACCAGTTCTAATGCTTCCAGTTAGTGCTATTTGACTTCCTTTTAGTAAATATTGTGAAATCATTTCTGCAGTTTTACCAAATGCTACGCAATTTATAAAATCTGTTTCTTCTTTTTTGAATTGTCTAGTTACAGCAACTGAAAATCTACTAACAGCAGTTCCACTTCCTGCAGCAAATCTTAATTCTGGATCTTTTGTTAGTCTGCCTATAAGAACAACTTTATTCATTCTTTCTCCTCCGTAACTTCTAAAATTACTCCTGGACCATATCCCATTAAGTGTCTATCCTTAGAATTATCTTTTCCAGCAGCCTGAATTTTAAAAAACTCATTTGCGTTCAACTTTGTACTTCTTACACCTTGTCTACTATCTAATTCTTTCACTAGTTCTTCTCTACTAACCTCCCTAAGATTCATACTTTTAACACACCCTTTCCAATGTAGCAAACCTTTGAAATTGTCCTATCCAGGCAAGCTTAATTGTTTTTACTTCTCCATTTCTATTTTTATTTATTATTACTTCTGCAATCCCATTATCTTCGGTTTCCTTATTGTAATATTCATCTCTATATAGCATCATGATTATATCTGCATCCTGCTCAATAGACCCTGACTCCCTTAAATCAGAAAGCATTGGTCTATGATCTGCTCTCTGCTCTGGAGCTCTTGATAATTGAGACAGTGCAATTATTGTTACGCCAAGCTTTTTTGCTAATTTCTTTAGTTCTCTTGCTATTTTAGCTATTTCCTGTTCTCTTGAATAAGTACTTTCTGTTCCTTCTATAAGCTGCAAATAATCTATAATAACAACATCCAAGCCTTGTTTATTCCTTAGCAATCTACATTTAGCTTTTATGTCAGCTAAGTTAGTTGATACATCATCAATAAATATCTTCCTTTTTGCTAGATCATTAGTGTGTAGGGCTATTTTACTAAACTCTTCATCACTAAGCCTTCCAGTCTTGACAGACTCTAATTTAACTAAACTCTTAGCTGCTATAAGTCTTTCCATTAGCTGCCCTCTTGTCATTTCAAGAGAAAATATTGCAACTGATGCATCTTTTGATGCATACTGACCTATATTTAAGGCAAATGCTGTTTTCCCCATTGAAGGTCTTGCAGCAACAACTATAAAATCCCCTCCTTGAAGTCCTGAAAGTGTTTTATCTATTTCTGGGAAACCTGTTGTATTACCAAGAATCCTTCCACCATTGCTGTAGTTTTCTTCTATCCTTGTCAATGCTTCATCAATAGCTTGTCCAATAGGAACTATATCTCCCGACTCCTTATTATTAGCAACTTTATAGACACTATCTTCCACGTACTCTATGACATTACTCAATTCGCTTTCGTCATAGCTCTTAGATATAAGCTCTCTACCTGTCTTAATTAGAGCTCTTCTATTGGCCTTATCTTTTACGATACGAAGATAATCTTTAATATTACTACTTATAGCTCCATTCATTGCTATTTGTGTAACGTAAGATATACCTCCAGTCCTCTCTATGTTATCAGCCTGTTTTAATTGTTCTAGCAAGGTAATTAAATCAACATTTACATCCCTTGAGTTTAAGTCTTTAATAACCTCATATAGCTTTTTATGTTTATCAAAATAGAAATCATCAACTGTCAAATAGTCTTCTGTTTCAACAAGCTTGTCCTTGCTATTAATAATTAGACTCAATACAGCCTGTTCTGCCTCGAAACTCTCAGGCAACCCTTTTGCTATTTGCTCCATGTTTACATATCCTCCTCTAACTTGACTTTATATTGAACCTTAGGACTAGCTCTCTGGGATGGTGTATTTTTATCTTTCTCTTCAAAGTTGCAATCTAAGTAATCCTCATACCTGGAATGGAAGAAAGTAGATCCATTTAAAATAAATTGCTTTTCCTTCCCTTGAATGTCCTTAGCATATCTTTTTATGCATCTTATTAATTCCTCTAGAGGAACTTTCTTTAAAATCTGTGGTATCTTTTTTATTGCTATTGCTCTTCCTTTTTTGTTGGGATAAAGATTCCATAGCTGCTCTATATCCTTTGCACTATATATATATTTCTTATCTTTAGTAGAAAGATTATTTTGTTGCCGATTTCTATCGGTAGGGGTACTGATTTCTATCGGTAGGGGTGCCGATTTCAATTCGCACCCCTCCGTTTTTTTATCGGCAGTATCATAATTATTAAAATCTCTGTCATCTACATTGTTTTTTATAAGATTAGGATAATTTTTTCCTAAACAGTAATAAGAATAACTACCACCTTGAAGCTTATGATAATGACCTAAAACTTTACACTTCTCAAGCTTCTTAAATCTATTTCTAAGAGCATCATTACTATTAATACCAATTAACGGTATATCCTCTTTCATGTGCTTATAATTAAGCCAATAATAAGGTTTCCCATCAACTATAACCATGGTCATGCTTTCTGTATCTCTAAAGTCAACAAAGTATCTTAAGAGCATGGCATCTTTAAGATCTAATCCATATTCAATTAATTTACTTTGATTGAATCCACTTATCGTATTTTTCAAGTTAGTACCTCCTTAAGTTACTTATTTTTAAACCATAGATAAACTCCTGTATGAATGCGATATACCTTTTTAGGTTTTAGTCCTAAAGGAAGCATATCCGAGTCTATTCTTTCTAATTCAGATAGCGACATCTGTATAAATGAATCACTCCCTGCAAGGCTAATAATGACTTTAAAACATATATTTAAATTATCACCTTCTATTTTTATACTTCTAGCTTTTAGAATACCTTCAACTCCCATTACTCCCAGAATAATCCTTGGGCTAGGATCATACTCTAGCAACATTTCTAATTGTTTATCTAGATGGATACCCCTCTTTATTTCTGGAATATCCATTACAATCTCTTTTCCTATATACATTTCATTTAAAAGTTTTTCATCTTCTTCCCTACTAACAGGCTGCTTAATTCCTTCAACAAGGATATTTACTTCTTCCTTTAAGCTATCTTTATTCATACCTTTAATTTGATCATATATATCTGCCTGTTCAATAGTATTAAGACTACTTAAGGTGGTAGCTTGTGTAAGTGTTATATCTCCTTCATCAAGCTTCTTCTTTAGCCCTCCTATAAGGTTATTATCAACTTGTTGGTACTTAGCAACTTGACTGCCAGATAAGCCTAAATCTTTTCCTATTAAATCTCTAGTTTTACCTTTAGGTAGTTGCTCTCCATTAGATTTCTTTTGCTCATATATAGCTTTAAGTCTTTTGATACCTTCCATCTTTTCAGTAGGTAGCAATTCTCTTTGCTCCACATTAGCTTGTATAAGTATTATTTCAGATTCTAAGTCACTGGCTTCAATAACTTTACAAGGAGCTTTAGACCAATTTAATTTTTTAAGAGCATTGTATCGTCTTTCACCTGAGAGAATTTCATACATATCTTCTTTTTTTCTAACAACTAGATTATGCATAAGTCCATTTTCCTCAATAGATGCTGCAAGTTCTTCTATCTCTCTAATACCATAAAAGTTTTTTGAGGAAGGAACTAGACTATTTATATCTAGTTCCTCTGTAAAAACTTCCTTTTCATCTAGTCCATTAATTTTATTAGCTAATCCCTTTAGATAACTCGACATATCAATTCCTCCACAAATGCTTTATAGTCTTTAGCTGCATTGCACTTCTTGTTGAGATAAACTACTGGAGTAGCTTCAAAGGTACTTTTAATTACATCAACATTTTCTCTTACTGTTTGTTTGAATAATAAATCTCCTAATTCTTCCCTAAGTTCTTGCTTTATTTCTCTATTGATTTTAGTTGCCCTATCCATTGTTATAAATACACCTAATAATTTTAAATCTTTATTAATGTCCTGCTTAATTGCTTCAATAGTTTTAAATAGGTATTCAAACCCATCTAATGCAAATTGGCTAATCTTAACTGGCACTAATACATAATCACTTGCAACTAATGCATTTGTAGATAGCATTCCCAGACTAGGCGGACAATCAATTATCACAAAATCAAAGAATTTATTAGGTCTATTCAACCAATCCTTAAGTGCTGTCTTATTACCATTCCTTAACATCTCTTCTTCACTTGAAATCAAATTTATATTAGCTGGTATGCTCCATAAATTAGAGTATTGAGTTATCCTTACTCCAACATCTTCCCCTTGTAGTAACTCATAAGCTCCTTTTACTTTCGGATATGATAACCCTAAATATTTAGTTGCATTACTCTGGGGATCTAAATCTATAAGTAAGACTTTATATCCTTGCTTTCCTAATTCAGCAGCAACATTAACTGCTGATATTGTCTTTGCTACTCCACCTTTAATGTTTAAAAATGATATTACCGTCATATCTGTATCCCCCCATCACACCTGCTTAATGCTGTACAACACCTTTTACATATTTGTATAAATTGTCCTGGCCTTGTCTTCTTATTAAAGCTTGTCCTGTTAAACTTTATGTCATCTACTGTCATAGCCAAAATTGTCTTGTAATCATCTTCACTTACCTTTGTTCTTAAACTATTTAAAAAATCTTTAACCATGTTTACATTCCCTCCATTTCGTTTTATAATGGAGATACGGATTGCAGTCCGTATCTCTAAAAAATATTAGATTAGATTTTTGATTGAACCTTTGTATAAGGTTCTTTTTTCATTTCCAGAAGCAATCTTGCTAATTTATCTTTTAAGTCCTTAGCTTTACACGATATTGAAAAACTTCCCATCCATCTCACCCCCTTCACTAATACCATTGTGTTCCATTATGTGTAACATGGAGCCAAACCTTAGTTTTATCTTCTTTAAACTCAAATCTTAAATATGTTGTTTTTCTCCTTGTTGTTGGTTTAATTTTTCTATACTCTTTATCCTGATATTTGTGTAATGGTTCTATCTCACCATTATCTTTAATTACATTAATTTTTCTAATTACACTTACAACATAATCTTTGTACTCTTCATCTTCTTTTGCTCTAGGATCAGGTGCAATATAATCTATATCCTCAACAAAATTAATACTAACAGGTACTATAATCATTCTTGAATCCAAACCATGCCCATTGAAATATTTAAGTATAAACCTTTGAAAAGTATCTTTATTCTCTTCTGTTAAACCAGAATACCCAAAGGTCCCAGTTACATCTATTCCATGACACTTTTTTAAATCATCCAAAGTTATAAGTCTATAGTCTGTTAATCCATTAGTTTCATAAATAATTTCCATTTGATTTCTGTTCATTATTTTCTTCTCCTTCATCATTGTTAATTAGCTTTCTTTAATTCTTCATTTTTAAGATAATTAATAAGTGCCTGTATTTCCTCAGGTCTAAATTTCTTTATAGCAAATTCAGCAAGCATCTCAAAATATTTATCTTCTAGCTCTGTAGTATCTTCTGGATAAATAACAGTAACTGTCATCATCTACCCCCCTAAAAATTCTTATTATTATATGCCATGCTTATAAAATTTGTTACAAAGTATAATGAGAATGCTTTTCTGCAAGTATTCTAAGTTCAGATGCTCTTTTCTCAAGATTTTTGAAAAAGTCAATAATATAATTCAACTCTCCTTGCTCTGATTCATCAATAATTCCATCTTCAACTATTTTTAATAAAGTTTTTTGAACATGTATACTCGCCTCCAAATCATTAGTAACAAACACTGCGAACCTATAAATATTTTCTATATTTTCTTGATCGATAGGCTGGATTGTTTTCTTACCAATTGGGCACTCATTGCAGCAATAATTATTAAGTAACTCTGGTGAATCGTAAACATCTGCCATAATGATTACTTTATCTACTGGAACAACTTTACAAAGTCCTAATTCATAATCAGTTAAACTATCCTTTGATACTCCTATTTCCTGTGCTGCTCCTTCTCTACTTGAAAATATAGAGTTATGCTGTGCTGCTTTCATTCTTGCTTTGCAGTAAATACTATTTGCCGCTTTAGATGGCGCTTTTGCCATTACTATCACTCCTATCTTTTATTTGCATAAGTGGACTATCATGTATCGTTTATCCCTTATAGTCAAAATTACGTGGGTTTATTTGCTATTTATTTTTACGCCTTTATACATTAGAATTAGAGCACACTTAATTCAACTTAAAGTTGTTTGCATTAGTAAAAAAAATTTTCTCCATTGTTGTTCCATAGAAGTTTGCTAACGCATAAGCCACTTTAATTGAGGGCTTACGTTTACCACCTTCTAACATTCCATAGTAGCTTGTAGTTTTATTAATTGCTTTTGCTACTTCTTGTTGAGTTAATCCATTTTTATTTCTTAAAGATAGCAACTCATTATTCATGTTCTCACCTCCAACTTTAAGTTGTTCTATATACCTATATTAATACAACTTAAAGTTGTTTGTCAATACTGAAAACAATATTTTGTTGTTTTTATTTTTTTCTACAACTTTTAGTTGTAAACTTAATATATAAATACTTGGAAGGTGGTTCTTATGCTATTAAAAGATAGATTAAAAGAGTTAAGATCGGAACGTGACTTATTGCAAAAAGATATAGCGTTACTTTTAAACATAACGTCTAGTGCATATGGTTATTATGAACAAGGAAAGCGAATTCCTGATTATGATACAGTAAAAATACTAGCTGATTTTTTTAATGTTTCTTTGGATTATTTATCAGGTAGCTCTAATATAAAAGAATCTGCAGAAACATTACTAAAAGATAGGTATGATAATTTAAAACCTATAGATAAAATAAATAACCTTGCAAAAGATAATAAGATTGAAACTCTTGCAGCACATTTTGATGGTGAAGATTTTACTGAGGATGATGTGGATGATATTAAAGGCTTTATTGAATATGTTGTTTCTAAAAGACAGAAGAAATAAAAGGTACAATTAATTCTATATATGATCAAACAGCCTATTTAACTGAATTTCGTACTAAAACTGCGGATAAATTAGAAAGTGTTTCAAAAGATATAAAATTTGTTAAGCACAAAGTTCAAGAAACTGAAGAAGATGTAGTTACAATACAGAATCACTTAGAAATTATAAAATAATAACTATGAGGTGTTCGTGACGAACACCTATATTTTTAATATCTCAAGGAATTATTTTCAATATTATATAAATTTTAAGAATTAAAAAGGGGGGATCTTTATGCCAGATCAAAACATTATAAAACTTATTTCACTTAATCATATCGATAAAGAAAATGATACTGTAATACCTAAAAATGTTGCCTTTAATGATGCTAAAGATTATGTTAATGACTTAGCAAACAAAATGTTAGAAAATACGAGCATGAGGGAATATCAAATCAAAACTAGTCCTAATCCTATAATTTCTCAGATTGGTGCACTTATAAATAATACTCTTCAAGCAGAAAGCATGAGTGAAACTGCCGCTACTTCAGACAACAATATTTTTACATCTACAAATCCAGAATATGTTATATGTAATAGATTATTAGAATCTCAGAAAACAGCTCAAGCAAGATATAACAAAATAACTAAAATACGAAAAGGTAGCGTAATACAGTCTTTACTTAAAAGAGATACTGAATTAATTTACATAATTGCCTTAGTAGAACATTCAACTTTTATTGATGAAACAGATTTAATAAAAAAAATGGGACTTCCTGATTCTGCTAAAGCTACTCTTAAAAGTGCACGAATACACTTTAATTCAGATTTAAGTGTAAAAAAAATATTTTTAAGTGATTCTCAAACTAAAATTGTTGAATATTGGTATGATGGCTTTTTAGATTTAGTAGAAGCTATTAGTGATATATCAAATACATCAAGAGCATATTCATTTATTAAGGGAATATTATCCAATAAACTTTCAAGAAATTACAAACAAGATCATTTAGAATATACAAATAGTTTAAATGTTTACTTTAATCATAATAAAAACTTTAACTTTAATGAATGTTTAGATTTTATATTTGAAGCCGAACCATCAACTACAGAAATTAATACAGCTGAGTTGAAACAAGAAATAATTGATAAGAAGACTTCTAAAATTAATTTTGATAATATATTTAGCGTTGATAATACTGATATAAAGAATTCTTTAGCAAATACTAAATATACCCTCAACTCTAATGTCGAGTTGAAAATTAAAACAACTACTGATACAATAAAGGAAAGCATTTACACTCATCGCCTAGAAAATGGAGAATTTATACTTGCTATACGAAATGTAGATGTAAAAGAATTAAAGAGGTTCAATTTTTTAAATATTGACTTATAAATATACTTTATAAAAAGGGGGATATACAATGAACTTAAATTCTATTCTTAGCGAATTTCATGCCACTAATACTGAAATAACTGAGAATTTTCATAGTTTAAATATATCTATATCCTTTAACAATATATTTATACTAACACATGATTTGTGTAATAAGATTTTAAACATTTTATCTTGTGATGATAAATTATTTTCATTTACTATTAAATATGATGATTCAAATGAAGTTATATATAGCGAAAATATTTGTGCATTTATCGAAAATTTAAACAATCAAATTAATCTCTTAAATCCACAGCAATCGACTGAAATTTTCATACAAATAAATAAATGTAAAACAAATTCAACTATTAATATTTACTCAATAGATAACTTTTGTACTTATCTTGAATCTGCTAATATTTGTGAAATATTAACCAATTTGTCATCAAAATTTTATCATAATTTTATAACATTTGAAATTATAGATGCATTGTCAAATATAAATATTAGTTCAAATTCTTTTATAATTAAATCTATTAATTCAAGTATTGGTAGAGATTACATTATAGATAATTCATCAAAAGAAAACTTTAGATCTGTATGCTGTTTTTTAGGAAAAGTTTGCTTGAATTTCACACCTGATGCTTTTGATTTGCCTACATCTCAGAATGCAAGAATAGATAGCTTTTTTCAAAAGTTAAAAATAATTTTTTCTATAATATATATTTTTGATATATCAGATTTAATAAACAATAACATAAATATAAAATTAAATGGATATAAAAATATAGAATTAAACTTACCAATTAATACTTTAAACTTAAATAATTTAATTATATACTATGATATTTACAAATGGATTTACACTGATGGTAATATAAGTGATAAAATTGGTATTGCACGAAATATAATATCTTTGTATTTAACAAATTATAATACAATTGAACTACATGAATCTGTATTAACTGCAATTAGATCAAACTATACCATATATCTAAAAGAAAATGTTGAGAAATATCTTGAAGTTAAAACTAAAGTTATAGACAATATTTTTTCTACAAATACTCAAATAAGCGACTTAATCAATTCTTTAACTAAAAATTTCATGAAAAATCTAAGCGTTATTGGTACATTTATAGCAACTATCACTATTATGAACTCATTAAATGACAAAAGGCTAACAAATATTTTCACCAGTGAAATTACTATTATTTCTTTAGTTTTAGTCTTAATTTCAGTGTTTTATTTTAAATATACTTGCAAGGAATATGATCAAAATAAAAAACGAATTAAAACTTTATACTCTAGATTAAAAGAAAGCTATAAAGATATACTTGTACCCGCTGATATAGGGACCCTCTTTAAAAATGATATATACTTTAACGACGATATTCATGAGGCTGATGAGAAGGCAACTCTATATAAAGAATATTGGAAATGGTGTCTTTTTATATTTGAAATGCTTGTTATTATTTTAGGATTCTTTTTTTAATTATATATTTTTAATATAACTTCTCTTTACATTAAAAAGGTGTTCATGACGAACACCTTTTTTTTGCCCAATAGCGAACATACATTCTTAATTTATGTTATAATATTCCTATAAATTATACTACTTGATAAAAGGAGTTAAAATATGAACTATGATGAATTATTGAATATTGCAAATAAAGAAAATATTGAAGTCTTTGAAATTCCCTTTAATGGCCAAGCTAAAGGGTATTACTTAGATGGATTCATAGCTTTAAATAGTAGGATTGAAACAAATACCGAAAAAAGATGCCTTCTAGCAGAAGAACTTGGACATCACTATACAACCTCTCTCCCTATACTAGATAAATCTATAGTCTCTGTTAAACAAGAAATTTCAGCAAGAAGATGGGCCTGTCAAGAACTAGTAAGGATAATAGATCTTATTGATGCATTTAATCATGGCATAACTGGCAGAAATGAATTAGCTGAATACTTAGATGTTACTGTGAATTTTCTTGAAGATACAATTGATTTCTATAGAAAAAAATATGGGACCCATTTTGAAATTGATAATTACTTAATTACCTTTGAACCTAATCTTTCTATTATTAAGATTTTCAAAGATGTTCGTCACGAGCACCTTTGAAAATAGATGGAGTGAGTATCCATTTATTTTTATTATAAATACAATTAAACTCTATTACATATACATTACTGGAGGGATATAGAATGAAAGTAGCTATTTATAGTAGAAAAAGTAAATATACAGGTAAAGGTGACTCTATAGGCAATCAAATTCAAATGTGTAAAGACTATATGGTAGCTCACTTTCCTAATGAAAATATTGAATATGTTGAATATGAAGATGAGGGTTTTACTGGTGCTAATACTAATAGACCAAAATTCAAAGAACTTATGAAAGATATAACTACACAGAAATATGATGCTTTAATTTGTTATAGATTAGATAGAATATCTCGTACTGTTTCAGATTTTTCAGTAACTTTAAATTTGATTCAAAGCTATAATACTGACTTTATAAGTATAAAGGAACAATTTGATACTACTTCCAGTATGGGGAGAGCAATGATATATATAGCATCTGTTTTCGCTCAGTTAGAAAGAGAAACTATTGCAGAGCGTGTTCGTGATAATATGCTAGAACTTGCTAAATCAGGAAAGTGGTCTGGTGGTAGACTTCCCCTAGGCTATAAAAGCGAATCAACTTCATACATAGATGAAGAAGGAAATGAAAGAAAGACTGTTAAACTAATCCTTGATGAAGAAGAACTGGACCTAGTAAAACTAATTTATGATACTTATCTTAAAGAAGGATCTCTTCACAAAACTGAAGTATACTGCACTAGAAACAATATTAAATCAATCAGAGGAACACTTTTAGAAAAAACCTCTTTAAAAGTAATACTTCAAAATCCTATCTATGTTAAAAGCACCGCAGCAGTCTTAAATTATTTAGAAAAAGACGGTTGGAATGTCTATGGTGATGCTGATGGAATTAGTGGTATTCTAAGTTACAATAAGACTAAATCAATGATTAAGGATGGTAAGTATACTAAGATTGCTAATGATAAGGATGATTGGATTGCAGCTGTTAGTACTTGTCCTGGCATTATTGATACAGCAACTTGGATTAAAGTACAAGAGCAATTCAAAGCTAATAAAGACTCTTTTCCTCGTTTGGGTAAAACTAATGTTGCATTACTTACTGGAAAACTTAGATGTGCTATCTGTGGCTCTTATATGCATGTAGTTCATGGCAGAATCTCTAAAAAAACTGGCAATAAGTTTTATTACTATGCTTGTGCTATGAAAAAGAAAAGTCACAATGAATTATGTGATAGTAAAAATATTAAAGCTGAGATTATTGAAGACTCTATCCTTAAGAGCCTTGAGGAACTAGGAGAAAAGCAAAATATATTTTTAAAAACTTTACAAAGAGCTTTTTCTTCCGAAGTGAAAGATACAGATATAAAAAGTAAAAGAACAAAGCTTGAAAAAGAACTTAATGATAAAAAGAAAATTCTTAATGGTCTTATTGATAAATTAGCAGTAGCTGCAGATATATATAAAATATTGCTAGATAGGATAAAAGATATCAAGAAAGATATTACTATCTTAGAATTAAAATTAAAGGAAGTTGATACCCAATTAGAATTTAATTCAAATGAAGAATTCACTTTAATATTTATAAAAAGTATGCTTGATAGATGTTTAATTATACGGGATCTTTCTACCCAAGAACAAAAAGCTATTATTAATGTTTTTATTGATAATATTCAATATGATGGCCACAATAATGATGTGATTGTGAATATAGTTGGTTCCAAGGGGAGTAAAAAAAAATTGACTTTGGTTTGCTAA